GTACTTCAATACTTTTTGGCCGCTGGGTGCTTCTGGTATTAATGGAGCTACTCCAACAGTCCAATTTTCAGCTCAACGAGTAAATCTCCCAGCTAACGAAACAGCACAGTGTATGGTGGAACCATCAAGGCTAAGACTTCTGCTACTGGTACTGCTATTTCAGGCACCACTCTTACCAACACACAAGGCACCGCAGTTGTTGGTGACTACATCACACTTTTGTGCGATGGTACCAACTGGGTTGCGATTGCTCAATCTGGCATCTTCGCGGCTGCATAGTATGGGGAAGGTAACTGAGGCTGTAAAAAAGGCAGTAACGAAGAAGCCTAAAGCTGTAAAGGAAGAAGAAATCGTAGAGGTTTCTGTACCAACTAAATGTACAGAATGTAACGGACGCGGCCTCCTTGATGCAGACGACCTATGTGTAGTCTGTGACGGGTCAGGTCAAGTCTAATAAGACGCCTAGTATGTGAGGGCTTATACTTCGGGATAAGCCACACAGCTAGGGAATTAAAAAAAATTAAAGTTAAAAACAAATATGTCTAGAATTACACAGAAAGGAGCAACTGGCCCACTATCACTAGTGGCTAACGGTGCTTTCCAAACATCAACTGACGCGTCTCTCATTACTCTTATCGGTACTCGATGGGACTTGTCAGATGGTCGTGAAGTAATGCTCGTTCGAGCCGGTGACGCTGTAGCAGCTGGTAAGCTCTACGGAGACGCAGCTATCGTTGCGAACCACCAAAACCTTGCTGTTACTGCGTACACTGCGTACTCAAACAACGGTAATGTCCCTGCAAAAGTAACAGTAACTCTTGGAGCTACTGCTGCTACTGCTAACCAATACGCTGGAGGATTTGTAGTTGTAAACGACAACAACGGTGAAGGTCAAACTCTCCGTATTGCTTCACACCCTGCAGCTGACTCGTCTGGGTCACTTGCTATTACTCTTGAAGAAGGAGCAACTGTAGCAATTACCACAGCGTCAGAAGTATGTCTTATTGCCCCACATGGTAAGGATGTAATTATCTCAGCCGCTACTACAAAGACATCAGTATCTACAGGTATTGGTCTTTACACTATTGCAGCAGCTTCATACGGTTTCCTTGTTACTAAGGGTATCGTGTCTGCACTTTGTGACAGTACAAACGCTGCTATCGGTACGGCTATCACAGCCTCAGTAAACACTGCTGGTGCTATCGGTGCTGTTCCTTACGCAGGAAACATTGTTACGGGTGAAGTCATCGGTAATGCAATCCAGACTGGAGTTTCAACTGAGTACCGAGCGGTATTCGTTAATCTTTAGTTAGTCCGTACTACTCCTTGTGGAAGGGGAGTAGTATCGGGTTCGCTAGAACTCGGAACTTAGTTAATAAGTAATCAGCCTGTTAAAGGCACAACAATATGCAAGACGATAAATCAATCATGAAGTACGAATCAGTTCTCCCCGAGAACTTCAATGGTACTTTCAAATTCAGTAACTGGTCAGAAGAAGACTTTATTGGTAAGTGGAACAGTAAGGAATATCATTTCCCGGCTGGCACTACCGTACCAATGGTTATGCCGGAACATTCACCACTTGAAATCCAGCACATCCGTAAGAAGTTTGCTAAAGACCTCGCAGAACGTGAATTCTTCAAGACAAGTAAATACGAGACATTCCGTAGTCGTGAAGGCGCAAAAGACGAGATGGGTATGATTCAGCCTAGAGGAAACGGTATGTCACACGCTGGTCAATACACTATCGAAGACCTCACTCCGTTCATTAAGAAGGGACTCGAACCGCTACCAGACGCTACTCTGACTAGTAAGATGACAGAAAAGACACCACTTGAAGACCTTATTCACCGGGACGATGAGGGAAATCTAACGACTCAAGCTATCGATAAGAAGACGTCTCTCCGAGACAAAGCCCTAAAGGGATAACATGAAACTACTAGCAAAATCAGATATACATCAAAAAAAGGCTGCTGAACAAAAGCAGACTATTGATGAGGGTAAGAAACTTGCTAGTACAATCGACCGGTTGCGGGAGGTGGCAGCTCAGGAGGAGACTTCACTAGAAAAGTTTCGCAGTGAAACTTTAGAGCAAATCCACAAAGAGACTACCGAAGCTGCTACCAAACGTGACGCTTTACTAGGCGAGGTAAAGGAATTAGAGTCCGCCAAACGTGAAGCCCTACAACCCCTCACACGGGAGCTAGAACTCATAGACGAAGCAAGGGAAGAGTTAGCCCAGAAAGCGGCTTACAATGCCACACAAGCCCTCACAATCGAAGATAGAGAACAGTCTATATCAGCCAAAGAGAAAGAAATAGACCAAACCCTGTTAAGGGTACAAACGAAAGAAGAAGCTGTCACTAGGAAACTAGCTGACATTATTCATACAGAGGAAGAAACAAACCAACTCAATAGCGAAGCTCGACACCTTATGGAAGAGGCAAATGACATTCGAACGAGACTTAATAATGAACTTGTACACAGGGAGCAGGTGTGTGCAAATGCAGAAAACAGTATTATAATACGAGAACAACAACTGGAAGCTGACAAATCTGCGATGAGGAAAGAATGGCGTTTACTCGAAGACCGTAAAGCGGCATTCGAACGAAGCTTTAACAGATTAAAGAAATAACCATGTCATACCCTAACGGCCCAGTTACAGCAGCAGTCACCTCCAAACCACTCGCTAAAACATACGATGCTACGATTTCATCGACAACTGCTATCACCCTTAACGGAGCTACTACTGGCATTGAAGTAACGGCTATAGATAAGGCTATCTTCCTCAAGTGGGACGCTACAGCCTCGTCTTCTGCCTTTGACGGCGTTATTCCACCAAACTCCACTAAGATATTCATGGTTCCAACTGGAACAGTGACGGCTAACTTTATTGAAGAAGCAGCTACTGCAAAACTAATTTGTGTAGAATTTTAGTATGTCTGAAAACGCACTACGAGATCAGAACTTTGTTACCGGGAAACTAGCCGTTCTTAATACGGACTCTGTTCAAGGTACGAATCTCGTGCGTATTCAGTGCGACCAGACAAATTTTAATGCCATTCGAGTGAATGAGTCAGCCACTATCAGTTTCACTATGAGTCCAATTGACCCCCGTGACCAAAACTACGTTGGGTGTGCTACTTTTATGGGGAGTGATGGACACGTTTATCCGTGGGTAGCCACTTCAAGTGGTGAAGTCTTAATATCAACATAATTATGCAAGCTCCAAGAGATGAAAACTTTGTACCGTCCCTACTCTTCGTTGGAAGTGACGGTGAAACGTATCCAGTAGAAGGTGACGAAGTTACCGGTCGTATTTACGTAGATGTTCCCGGAGGAGGTTCAGGAACCGTCACCAGCGTCTCCGTAGTGTCCGCTAACGGCCTCGCAGGTACGGTTGCGACCGCTACTACCACTCCAGCAATTACTCTCTCAACCACTATCACGGGTATCTTAAAAGGGAATGGAACCGCTATCTCGGCAGTCACTATCGGGTCAGGCCTTTCTTTTGATGGTACTACGCTATCAGCTACTGGAGGAGCCGGTACACCCGGGGGGGCAGATACACAGGTACAATACAATAATGCAGGAGCTTTTGGAGGTATTACTGGCGCGACCACTAACGGTACCACCCTGACACTAGTGGCTCCTATTCTTGGAACCCCCACTAGTGTTACGCTAACCAATGCTACTGGTCTTCCAATTTCAACCGGACTTACTGGCGCTGGTACTGGCGTATTAACAGCTCTTGGAGTGAATGTGGGTACGGCCGGAGCTTTTGTTGTAAACGGCGGCACCCTCGGCACACCATCTTCTGGTACGGTCACAAACCTAACAGGAACAGCTTCAATCAACATCAATGGTACTGTCGGTGCGACTACTCCAACAACTGCGACATTCACGACAGCTACAATTAACACTGGTCTTGTTCCAGATGCAAACGATGGGGCATATCTGGGACAATCAGGGACAGCCTTCTCAGACTTGTTTCTTGCTTCTGGTGGTGTAATCGACTGGGCAGCTGGTAATATGACTCTTACTCAGAGTGCTGGGATACTCACACTCTCAAATCTAGCAACTGGTGCTACTGGCCCTATACTTGAAATCTATCAAGATTCGAGTTCACCCGCTGCCAGTGACATTAATGGATTGATTTATTTTTACGGGAAAGATTCTGCAGGAAACAAACAGTTGTATTCGGCTATTACGTCTGTAATTCTAGACCCAGTATCAACTTCGGAAGATGGGAAGTTGGTGTTCTCGGTAGCTTTTGCTGGCGCAACAGCAGATGAACTTGAACTTGATTCAACAGCTCTTTACCCAACTACTAATGATGGGCTTGCTTTAGGCAAAGCTACACTTTCATATTCTGATCTCTTTTTAGCAGAAGGAGGAGTAATCAACTGGGACAATGGTGACGCTACCTTTACTCAGGCTGGAAATGTAGTGACACTCGCTGGCGCTGACCTTACAGTACCAAACATAACCGTTGGAGCTGCAGGAAATGTAATACTCTCCGAGAACGCTTCTATCGCTCTTGACCCAGCTGGTTCTGCGGACGGAAAATACTCAGGAATCACAGTCACAGCAACAGCTGGATATACACAAGCTTTTGGTGACTTGGTATATCTTGACCCTACCGACTCGCGGTGGGAAGCGGCTGACGCCAATGCTGCATCGGGAGCAGATGGGGACTCTCGCGGCCTTCTAGGTATGGTAGTAGTAGCCGGAACAGATGGTAACGCTTGTACCATTCTCCTTAATGGAGTGATTCGTGCAGATGCAAAGTTCCCAACTTTCACGGTAAATAATCCAATTTACGTCTCAGAAACCGCTGGTTCAGTCACCCAAACCCAACCGACTACTACTGACGTGGTCATTCGAGTAGTGGGGGCAGCTCTGACCGCAGACGAGATGTACTTTAACCCTGACTTCTTCTATATAACACACACATAATATGTCAATTTTAACCTTAAATGACTACATCGGTTCCACCAAACAAGTAGTGACTTGGAACAAAACTGCATCGCGCACAGCCGTAGCGGCTACTCCTTTCTCAGTCTTTGACTTAGCGGGGAATCCCGGTGCTGGAACATTAGCAGTCGGTAACACCACCAACGGAGTAGTTCGTACTGACGCTACTGCCGGTTTTCCTTTACTAAACGCAGTAACCGGTGAAGCAAGCCTCACTAAGGTATCAGCTTATTCACCTGTGGCTACTCGTTTATCAATTTATGATCAGGTCTTTAGTGCTGGAGCCTACGCATTTAATGCGGATACCACACTCACTTCACAGCCTTCGTTTTCAGCTAGAATTCCCGCTACTGACTACAAAGGATTAGAACTCTGGATTGAAGCTGTGACAGCGTTCACAGGAACACCTTCGTTTCAAATTAACTACTTAGACCAAGACGGTAACGCGGTAGATACCGGAGTTATTTCAGCTGGCGCTGTTCTTATTCAAGGCAGAATGATGCGAATGCCACTAGCAGCCGGTGACTCCGGTGTCTCTCAGATTACCCGTGTGAGAGGTTCGGTAGCAACCGTTGGTACCTTTAACGTCCACGTCATGCGAAAGCTATTTGAATGCCGGGTTCCGGTTGCTAACGGTGGAGATGTGTACAATATCTACAAGACAGGAAAGCCTATTGTTTATGGAGATTCTGCCTTGTTTGTGGTAGTCACACCAGACAGTACCGCAACAAGTTTACCAACCGTAGATATGGAGCTTTCACAAGCTTAGACTATGAATGACATCCTTATTACAGATGGAGATATGGATGGAATGACCGTAGGAAATCCTATGGAAGAAAACGGTCTTAAAACTATGCGTAACCTTACAGAACGTGCCTATCTTGGAGAAGGGTATATTCATCAGTTTATTAACGACACAACGCAAGAGGTACTCTATCTACCTTGTCCACAAGCGGAATATGAAAGTATGGGAGGAGTCGGTGGTGCCGCCAATAACCCCACTCTGGGCGGCCATACCTGGCAAGTCTCTATTGGAGGCACTATAAAAGTAGACACACCTAATACCCTATTAGGTGAAGATGAATTTTGTAAAAAGGGAGCAGAAGTAGTGGCAGTTCTCTCTGGTGTCAAAGATGTGTATACCTACCAAACCTTTCCAGAAACAGATATCGAAACAGACGGAAAATTAGATGAATCAAAAATCAAATATGAATAGACTACGCTTTATTTTAGGAAAACTCCTCGCAATCGTAACTCGACACGATAGGTATTTCCCTGATATTGAGTGGTCAAAGGGAACTTGTTATACACATGATGTTTTTCGTGCGTACGAGTACCTATTTGGTCGGAGGTTTGGAATCCGTCCTGAATCAAGTGTCCAGGTAAATCAATTAGAAGATGGAACGGTAGAGTTGTATCGTAAGTTTTTTACAGTTGAAGCCTTCTTAAGCCATGTTGAATTTGTTGTCCGTCAAAATTTACCAAAGAAACCAAAGATTGAAATCAACCCTGTTTTCAGTAGTGTCATTTTAGACCTTTTTGGGTTTCAACGAAGGTTTGTTGGTAATAACGGATTGATTGACAACTTAGGATACCGGTTTGCTATTGCGTTTGACGCAGCACAGGAAGATAAAGTGGCATCGGGTGCCTCATCGTTGACTTATGCGGCTACTTGTACCGGTTCTGACCGGTGGCTTTACGTAGCAGTAACCACAATTTCTGATGCTACGCATAGCGTAACGGGGTTTACTTACAACGCCGTATCGATGACAACTGTAGTTGCTAACCGTTTAGTTTACGCGGGAACAAGTTGGTATCACCATTCTTATCACCTTCCAGCCCCAGCCTCAGGTTCAAATAACGTTGTTATTACAAAGAGCAACGCTGATGGGTCTATTCGCTCTGGGTGTGTCTCATATTCAGGAGTAGACCAAACAACTCCTGTGAGTACTAGTGCCGCCAACAATGGTACTAATACCCCGGCAACTGTATCGTTGACTACGTCTGCCACAGCATGGTGGCTATTCTCAGGAGCCAACATTGACGCCGCTTTTGCAGGGAGTACGAATACAGACACGCTTCGGGTTTCTTACGGTGGTCTTTGTGATATTTGTGACTCGGGGAATGATATTTCTCCTCAAACAGGTAATGCTACAATGACATTTGCGGGTACCCGTGAATGGGGTGGTATCGCTCTAGCCTTTATTCCATCAGGAGCATCCTCAGCAGTAAAGACTGCGGAAGGACTGGCGATAGCCTCAGTAAAGACTGGATTAGGATTAGCTACCGCTTCAGTTAAAAATTGGCAAGGATTAGCATAAGTATGACACAAGACAACTTTTCATTAAAAGAATCAATCATCGAACTGCGTGACGAACAGAAGATTAGTAACGTTGCTCATATTAAAATGGCAGTGACTCTTGAGAATGTTGAAATCTTGTTGAAAAAAATTGGAGTTACTATTGATGATCATGAAACAAGACTGCAAAAACAGGAAGGATTTCAGGGGAAAGTGCTGATGGTGTGGACATTCATCATCTTTTTATTAACTACTGTTGCCAATAAGGTACTGGCTAATATAAACTTATAATATGAGTTGGAGACAAGAAAAGACTAAAACTGGTTCAGACCTCGTCTATGACGGACTAGAGTTTGGTATTTCTCCGTCTCCCCATAAAGGTACTGCCAACATCCAAAACGCCAATATCTCAACTGAAAGTGGGGAGGTGCTGGCTTCGTATGGCCGTACTGCACAACAACAAACTGCTCTCACTAATCAGACCCTTACTCCTAACGGAGCTACTAATTTCACAGGGCCGTCTACACTAAAGGCAGGGACATGGATTCGTGTATCAGCTTCGACAGTTACTTCTATTTCAGCAGCTACTAGCCCATCTAGTGTAACTGCTGACTATTTAGTTGTGGCTGGAGGTGGAGGAGGTGGAGTAGCTAAAGAAGCTAACTACGCTGGAGCTGGCGGTGGTGGAGCGGGAGCAGTCCGAACAGGGACAAATGCTTTTGCGGTAGGCTCTACATTAATTACCATTGGAGACGGTGGAGCTGGTGCAGTATCTTTTGGTGACAGAGGTGCTAACGGTGAAAATTCTGTATTAGGCTCTATCGTTACTGCTACAGGAGGTGGAGGAGGAGGAAGCGCGTATGATGGAGTTGCTCTTAGTGACGGCCTAAACGGAGGCTCAGGAGGAGGTGGTGGTGGAGAAACTGGTGGTGTTGCTGGTACTGCGGGTACTGGTACTACTGGAGGTAACAACGGTGGCGCAGGAAGAGTAACTGCTAACGCAGCAGGCGGTGGTGGAGGAGGAGCAGGTGCTGTTGGTGGTGCAGCAACATCAGGTGTTGGTGGAAATGGAGGAGCAGGTACAGCTTCCTCTATCACAGGGACTTCGGTAACCTATGGAGGAGGTGGAGGAGGTGGAGGAGGAACAACACCAGGTACAGGAGGTTCAGGAGGAGGAGGTAATGGAGGTAGTGACTCTGCTGGATCAGACGGAACAGCAAATACAGGAGGAGGAGGAGGCGGTGGTGGTGACACTTCTGATGTCCAGCGTGACGGTGGAGATGGTGGATCTGGTATTGCTGTTATTTCATACACAACAGGTTCAATGGTTGCTACAGGAGGAACAGTTACCTATGCAGCAGGGAAAACCATACATACCTTTACTTCAGATGGAGTCTTTACTGTTATTTCAATCGCTACAGGAGGGTTGTATTATGTGTCGTATGCGTCAGGTACTACCTTTAAGCTCTCGGCTAACTTTGACCCTACTGGAGCGAATGCTGTCACACACGGAACAACGGGTAGTATTACCTTTAGTACTGTAGCTGCACCTAATCAAATGGTAGCTAAGGCAACTGAAAAATACACTAATGCTACTACCACTGAATACCGTTACTATATGCTTGATGTGAACAGTCGAGTATGGATGTGGGACTCTTATATTTACGAAACATACGGAACAATGTGGATGCTTCCTGATCCAAATGATTACTCAACCCTTAAATGGACAGGTATGGCCGTCCTTAACGGCTGGCTTCTGACGGTAGGAAATGCCGCTATTTACGGACACCCTACCGTCAATCTGGGTACAGTAGCTGTTTTGTTAGACAATGCTTTCTTGAACGAACCATTTCCCACCCATAAAAACTTTGCTTTCACCGGGAAACAAGGAAAGATGTACTACTGTGATGGAAACTATATTGGAGAACTGTTTGCGACAACTTCTCTGATTACTTCCATTGCTAATATCCAATCGTATTGTTCATACACATCCTCTACAACTACCGGTACAGTATCCGCTGTTATCGCCGGCTCCCTACCATATTCCCCTGACGGAACTCGTATACCTGCGGTATTCTTTACCGACATTTATGGTACTCAACCAACTAACCTAGCTAATAACACGATTTACTACATTCAAGTAAATATCCAAGCTGGAACATTTGGTGTGTACTCCGCTATTACCGGAGGTTCAGCAATCAATATTGCTACTGGAGCAGCCGGTAACCAGTACTTCAATACTTTTTGGCCGCTGGGTGCTTCTGGTATTAATGGAGCTACTCCAACAGTCCAATTTTCAGCTCAACGAGTAAATCTCCCAGCTAACGAAACAGCACAGTGTATGGTGGAAGTAGGAAATACCGTTATTATTGGCGGCAATACCACTACTCTATATCCTTGGAATCAAATTGATGCTACTCCGTCAGACTTCATCGAACTACCAGAAGCAGATGTAAAGACTATGATCAACGTCAATAACATGGCCTATGTGTTTGCAGGTAATAAAGGCAACGTATATATCACCAACAATTCAGTAGCTTCGCTAGCCCTAAAGGTACCAGACTACTGTGCCGGTGTTCCGGGAACGCCTTTGACCTACATTGAACCTCAATTTACTTGGGGTGACGCCGACTATGTGCGTGGTCGGGTTTATTTCTCTATCCTAGACCAAACGGCAACCAAGGCAGGGAATTGTGGTGGTATCTGGTCGTTTGTTCCTACTCAAAACATCGACCCGTCACAAGAGATTGGTATGGCACTACGCCTAGAAAACCAACAGTCTTACGGTGACTATGATGGGTACGCTACTATCATTCTGCCTAACCAAGAACAGACAGTAACCTCTCCCCAATACTGGACTGCATGGCAAGACAGTTACTCAACTGGTACTTCAAATTTTGGTATTGATGGAACGGGAACCACACCAGTAACTACTTACGTAGTAGAAACAGACTTACTACCTTCCGGTACTTTCCTAGAAAAGGGAACCTTCCAACAACTAGAATATAAGCTAACTACCGCTCTAACTTCTGGAGACTCGGTACAACTTTATTACCGTACTAACTCTACCGATGCGTGGACTTCTTGTGGTACAGTAAAAGAAGAGACAAATAAAATCTCTGGTTACTTCAATCAGGTATTTCAGAAAACCCAGTATCTCCAATTCAGGATTGTAGTTACGACAGGCGGCACAACAGCTTCATCCTTTGCCCGATTTAAGCAGCTTATGTTAAGGTAATATGCAATTTACTGAACAAAATATAAGAAAAATGATGCGTGAAGAAATTGCTAGAAGCAATGCTTCTTCTCGGTTCCAACTTAATACTGTCCCACAGCATGTGCATAACGGTATAGATAGCCCACTCCTTAAGGAGGAGAATATTATTCCTAGTGTCTCCGTCTCTGGCAATATCAGCTTTGCGGCTTCAGATACCTACACCATTTACCTAAGTTCCAGTTTCACTCCTCGAAGTATCACTGCTTATGGGAATATAACCGGCAGCGGAGCAGAACTTTACATGTCTATTGGTACAGCCAATCTTACTCCTAGTTTCTATTTACAACCAGATACTACGCGTACTGTGGTAACAGGGTCTATACAGTACCCTTTTATAGACCCAAACCTTGACGTTACTGTCCCATTACAATCTTCTTGTTATATAGGGGCAGAAAATACTAGTACAGGAAGCAATATGCATTCCTTATCCAGTGAAGGACATATTGTGAATGTGTTTTACGGAAATGACATCAAGGCGAGAGCTACAATTACCGAGTTCACAAAGAGTTTTATCAAAATACAGACAACCATTGACTCTGGCTGGGAGATGAATATTAACTATGTAATTACATAATATGAAAACGTTTACTACATTAAAGAATCTTGCTACTAACCTTAGCAATAACTCTTCTACCGACAATGACACCCTCATGGGACAGCTTATTTCTGACCGTCACCGCTATCTAATCCAAAAGTGGTTTGATAACGAAAGAACATACACTACGCTCACTATTGGTGCTGAGGACTTAGTAATGACAGCGGTTCGCGCAGCGGGTGACACTTCTGCTACCCTGACCACTACGTGGACTGATATTTCCTGCCAACAGTTGGTTAATTTCTCAGGTGGTGAACAACGCAACGTCCGCTTTACTCAAGGCTCCACCGCTATCTCTTGGCAACCTGCCCTTACAGAATCGGCTACAGTAGATATCACAACAGTAGGTGTACAAGCCTACCCTATCCCAGCTCACGTTTCTAAGATTAAGAACAACACTATCACGGTAGGCCAGTTGCAATACACCCCAGCTCCGATTCAGTCAATCCAAGAATGGACAATGCTTAATGCTCTTCCATACACCTCAGACATTCCTAATTACTTTTATATCTACAATAATCAGGTGTTGTTCTGGCCGATTCCTAGTACTTCAGGCAATGTTATTTCCTTTAACTATAAAGGTCGAGTACCGGACCTTTCTTTTGCGGATTATTCAACTGGTACCCTCTCTAGTATTGCCGTGGGTGACAATCAAATCAGTGGTTCTTCTACTTCATGGAATACCACAGCGGGGTATCCGCTGAATACGGACCTAACTTTCTTCAATCTATTCCTACGGATTACCCCTCCTAGTGGGGATGGTATCTGGTACCCCATCCAAAAGTTTACTTCTGACACAGAGGTTATTTTGGCTAGTCCAATTCAAAATGCTCCGTCCGCAACAGGTAGTTCGTATACCATCGGTCAAATGCCCCTCTTGCAGGAAGACTTCCACGACATGCTCGTCTATGGAGCATTGAAGATATACTTTTCCTCAATAGTAAAAGACGCAAATCTATTTGAACAGTATAATACTCTGGAAGCAGAACGACTGGAAATGTTGAAAGATTATGCGGGTTCAAAGTCAGTAAATGTTGATTTAGGTTCCCAACCTATCCCGTCAAATCCCAACCTTTACATTTATGGTCAAAGTTAATTATTAATATATGGCATACATCAACAACACGTACAAACCCAACACCAGTCGATTCTCTCGGTCTTTTACTCCAGCTCTGACTAACATTCGCTCTACACCGTCAAAGACACCTACTGCTTCTTCCAAACTCAATCCGGGTAGTTTAGGAATGAATACTTTCAACCTGTCACAACCGTCTCAAGGATGGAAAGATGCCTTTAAAGGCAAGCCTATCCCCGGTACGATGGGGCCAATTCGACCGACTACGGGACTCGTAACAAACAAAGCACCGGCTAATCAACAGACTGCCACTCCTCCAGTAACCAGTCCGCAACCAGAGGTAGGTACTACCACAACAGTGGGTTCTGTGCCGGCCACAAACCAGACAAATATGATTAAACAAGGCGGGAAAACAGGTTTGGTAAAGCCGCCAACTTCTGCTTTTGGAGGCATTGTACAGGGTTTACAAGACCGGTCTAAGACGTCAGGTGACCAAAGGCGTCTCTTGAAGAGATTGGAACAAGAAGCACAGGCCAACAAATCGATTGGTGAAAATGCCCGTCAAATCTCTGAAGACTACGGAAAAGAAATTGCCCAAGTGGGTAAACTTGGTGCTGGTGCGGTGGCAGGGAACCTTTCTACCGGTTCGAATGTTGTCGGGTCTGGTAACGCTAACTTAGCCTCACAAGCAGCGTCTGCTCGCATGTCAGCCCTTTCACAAGGACAAGAGGCCGCTCTTCGTGGTACTGGGCAGCAATTAAGTGCTACAGGTCAACTCACAAATGCCCTGACATCTGGTCTGGGAGCGCAGCAAGCGCAGCAAGCTGCGGGTATTCAAGGCTTGAGTTCAGCTGGACAACTAGCGCAGCCTAATCCTGCCGCTTACGGACAGACAGTCTTTGACCCGACTACCGGCGAATACACCAACAACAATATGGATCCACAACAACAAGCTGGTAACCTAGCCCAACAGGTGATGTCTGGAGCTATGACCTATGACCAAGCTCTCGCTTCTATTGGCTACGCTGGTGCGGCTGGTTCTAACTTCCTCAATAACGCCATCACCGGAGCCGGGGGCAATCCACTACAACTTCAAGCTTCTGGCTCTGCTCAACAAGCCAACATTACCGGTTCTGAAACTGCAGGAACTGACATCGCTCGAGCCGGTTTGATGGACGCAACGCAACAGTACGTCCAAATGAATACTGCCGCCAATACAGCCCACCAACAGTCACAGGCTCTCCTTAATATCATGAGTACGGCTGACATTAACGGCCAACCACTTATTCGAGTAAATAAGGCTTGGAACCAAATCCTAGAGGAGACTTCTGACCCTAATATTGCTTCTTACTTTGCAGCTCTCGAGGAAGCTCGCGGCTTCTACAGTGCGCTTCTTTCAACTGGTGGTTCTGCCCCAACTGAGAACGACCGCAAGTCTATCGGGATTCTTAATGGTAACTCTACCCCACAAGCGACCGCTGCGGCTATTCAAGAATTGGAAAACGCAGTGGCTCGACGACTTGGTTCACAGTACCAAGCTATGCAGCAATACAACCAGAATCTTGGTGATACGGGTACAGGCTCTTACGGTGGTGGAGGTTTTGCAGAGGCTTGGTAATCATAAATATATATGCCACAAGATATTGACCCTAAAGTTAAAAAGCTGGTGTCAGCTATTGCTCAAACTGAGACTGGACAAGCTAGTCCTGACGCGTACCGTAAACGTGGTGCTTCTGGTGAATATGGTCGGTACCAATTCATGCCGGACACTTGGAGAAGTTACGCTAGTCAGGCCGGTATTAATAAACCCTTAGAGGAATCTACGATTGAGGATCAGAACAAGGTTGCCTACCACAAGATCAAGTCCTTGAAGGATAAGGGTTATACTCCAGCTCAAATTGCTTCTATGTGGAACGCTGGAGAAGGTGAACCAGATGCGTACAAGGGTACTTTTTCTTCTGGCAAACCCTCTAAAGGAGTAAACGCTAAGGGCGTCCAGTTTGATGTACCCGGTTATGCCCAGAAGGTGTCGGCAGCCTACCAAAACCAACAAGGAGGCACTTACTTACCTCCAGCTCCACCGGCCGGTGCATTTACCCCCGCTGAAGGTTCAGGAGTACAGAACGTACAGAATCAACTAGGTATCAAACCAGAAGGTTTCTTAAATCAATTGGGACAAAATGTCACCCAAGCTGGTCAAGGAATCGAGAAGGCCGTCCAAGATACCAAAACAGGTGCAATCAATCCGGCTTCTGGGGTCCTTCAAGGTGTCGGTGCTGGTGCTGGACTTGTCGGTACAACGGTAGACACCGCCTTGTCTAATCTTCCTCTAGGCGTAGGAAAAGCCTACCAATGGGGTAGTGAGAAGCTAGGACAAGCGATTGGGGGTGCTGCCGAAGCGACTGGTGCTGCCGATGCTTTCCGCAATCTTTCACCAGAGACACAAGGTAATATTGGGGCTGCAGGAAACATCGCAAGCGTAGTACCCCTATTCAAGGCTCTCGGAACTGGCAAGCGCGGCTTTGCAGATGCGATGACAGGAATCAAAAAAGGTTCTATCAAAAAAGAAGCGGTTGGTGAACTGGAGCAAAAGTTGGGTAATAGCCAACTGGCGACACGGCTGGCTGATGATGGTGCAGTCAAACGTTTAGTGGACAAAGACATTCTTCCTGATGTTGTGGAAACAGGTAAGGACGTGTTTACCTACAATGTCGATGACGCCATGTCTAAGATTGACAAGGAAATGAAGGCCGTCATTAAGAAGCAAGATGACGTTGCTAGTAAACAAACTGCTACCTATAAGCAAGGGGAACTTGGTGGGTATTCAAAATTAGACAAGGACACAAAAATCAGTACTCCTGTTCAAGACTCTCTTGAGAACCTAAAGAAGCACTTTGAAAGTACTTACGACCAACAGGGTCAACTCTGGTGGAAGCAAATGGAAACCAAACTTAAAGGCGATCAAATTACGGTTCAAGACATGAATGATATCGCTCGTGAGCTGACAAAGGCAAAGAATAGCTATCTTGCGTCTGGTGACCTATCTTCTTCAATTCCTAAGCAAGCGTGGGAGAACCTGCGCCGTGATTTAAAAGATGCTATTGCTAATCGTGATGCTACCGGAGAAATGAGGAAACTAGATAAGGACTATTCCCAAATGGTGAACGAGAAAAAAGCCCTCATTAAACTAAAGGGCAAACGGGTGCGCCAAAAGAAAGAAGGCTTTGTTAAAGGTCTTCTTCGAGAGGTTCCGGGAGCTGGTCTCGTATTGCCAAAAACAACATCAACAGCCACGATGCGACTAAGACGTAAACGTCCACTACGAGAAACAGCACGAAAAGGCCTAATGCAAGTGGGAGTAGGACAGGGATTAGCAAACCAACAAGGGCAAGGAAAGCGGTAACTTCATATCGTTTCATATATAAAACGATACCTCGTTATCAACAGATAGTCAACACTTATCCACAGAAAAGTTTTATAGTGAAACTATGGCAAAAAAGCCCACAGACGCTCAACTTAGGGCAAGAATAGCAGAACTACGTTTACTCATAGCAAACCTCCTTAAAAGGCCTCCTGTGACCTTACAGCCCCTAGTTAGACGGCAGTCCGAGAAGGTCATAGCAGATATGGAGAAGTTCGGCTATAAAGTGATGGTCTATCAAGGTTTCCGTTCCAAAGCTGAACAGGACTACTTATACGCACAAGGACGGACACGAGCAGGAGCTATCGTCACCAACGCTAAAGGTGGCTATTCTCTGCACAACTATGGCTGTGCGGTAGATATAGTCTTTATTGAAAATGGTCGCCCTTCATGGGCTGAATATCACCCGTGGACGGTATTGGGTCACACCCTTGAAAAGCATGGGTTCGAGTGGGGTGGAACATGGACTTCGTTTCCTGATCGTCCGCATGGCCAAATTACTTTTGGCTATACCCTGTATGACTTCTTATCAAATAAAGTAGATTACAAAAAATATGTTTAAAATAACCTTAGGGGATTTATTCAGAGGCTTGGTGATGGCTATTATTGCCCCAGTAACGATTGCTATCTTGGGAGTGTTTAGTAGTGTGATTACCTCAGACTTTGATGTCTTTTCACTGGACTTTATTAAACTCTTCAAAGAACTCACCAACGTCTTTATCATTGCCTCATACTCAGCTGGCTCTAGTTACATTTTGAAGAACTTGTTGACAACTGACGATGGGAATTTCTTAGGTATTGATGTAAAATCATAAGGTAAGGAGCGAACACCTTACACTCTCGTCAATCCTTTGGATTGTACACAAAGACCGACACGCGACTGTCGGTCTTTGTGTTATATTAAATGTAATCTTCTACGAATGGGGTAGTAAGTGTTCTTCTTCAGAGGCTACAATTAAATAATGTTCATACCCACCCAATAGAAAAGCCCCCATCCGGGGCTTTTCACTTATAGGTATTTTTTATGTTTTCCTTCTCGATACGCTGACCATTGGTTGAAGTTCTTTCCCGTATGATCATAGATGTATTTTGCCATTCTGATACAACTGGCAGGGTTGGTTTTGTAATCTCCGTAACCTAAGTTCTTTGCTTTCTTATCCCAAGACGGTGCGTGGATTTGAAATGCACAGAAGCTAGGCTCCCTGACTCCATTTCTATAGAAGTCACTTTGTCGTTCTTTGACTAAACCTCCTTCAGCCTTTGCCACAGCCACAGCGGTGTTCGGTATCTCGTGGAACACTGTTCTAATTTCTTTTTCAATTCTCCTCGGTGTCCAATCTACTACTACCTCCAATTTTACTTCTTTGGGTTCCTCTTTAAAAGTCGCAGCTTCTGCTTTATGCACAATTAATGGTTGCATGAGTATATCTCCAATGATTCCTGTTATAACTCCAACCAGTACTGAACCTACTATGAGGTTATTCCAATTTTTTAAAATAAGCGGGTGTCTTAAATATTAATCGGGGGAGGACAAAGGCCGGCACCACACCGGCCTCCCTATCTCCCCCACTCCTTAAGTTTAGCATGTAAAACCCCTCTGAATATGAAAACTGGGGATAAAAATACCCATATTTCTACGGGTATTTTAGTTTGTAATCGGACTCTAGCGGCCCCGTTTGATTGGACCACCTCCCTTCAGAAGTAAATATGTTGTTCATCAAGCCACAGAACACCTATGATGGTGAGCGTGACCCCTACGGCGAAGCCAATTAAGTACTTCATAGTCTTACTCCCTACATTCAGGACAGACACGGATTCCTCCGATACAGAAGCAACGAACTGGTGACGACCGAGTGGCTTGCACACTCTCGAAGGCTGTATCCTTAGCCGCCTTACGGGGTTCCTTTTTGGGGAACCGTAGATGTAGTTGCCGTTCATTTGGCATCTTTTTTCTCCTCAAGTAAAATTGTCATTTGCAGGGCTGGGAGAATCATCTTTACGATGGCCCCACAACTTCCACATTCATAAATCCTAATGCGGTGAATGAAAACTTCTGTCGGTGATACCCGTTCCACTTCGGTAATATCGGAATGGAAGGTAACGTGTGAGCAGCGGATACAGTGCATTGCCTTCCTCCTAATGTGCTTCTACTTTGATTTTAGCACTTTAGTACGTATCCGCTTGGGTGGAGGTGGACAACTTATGTGCCACTCATACCCTCCACCTCCCACTGAATTATAATGCGACCCCAACGTTATCTCTTCCTTGCAAGTAAGACACTTCATAGGAGCAAACATTGGCGATCTACGGAGTCTTACTTTTGGCATAAAAGTGTTCTCATCTATTACTCTGATAAATCTACACCGTACGTCTTCGTCACTCCTGTAATCCAATCGGTACGAACATATGGGTCTCCGTTTGTCTCAGTGGTTTTGTAGCTAAGTATTGTCCTCACCATCTCCCCCTTCTCCTTCTCATACTCGTCGGCTTGGGATTGGAGGATACTTTGAAACTCTTTTACAATTAAATCTTTTCGGACCTGTACAGTATCAGCGTATAGCGACTGCTTGAGCCAGTTATCTTTTTCGTGCTTACCTGTAAACCTGTCGAGAAAAGCGTCAAACGCCTCTATAATACCTTCTATATCTGGGGTGTGTTTGTTCATAGATTTCCATTATCCTCTCCTAGTAATACCTTCTGAGCGTCTGTGAGGGCGTCTGTGTGACCCATCTCGTATTCACATGGTGGATGGCCACAGCAATAACATTCCTCGGTACAGATGTGTTTCATCCCCTCCAAAGCCTCAGCCGCTTGTTTGAGGGTGTTGGCGATGAGGGTGTTAAGTTTCTCAGCGTCAACACTTGTGTGGTTGTCTGTCATAAAGTATTCCCTCGCTTCACGTTGTAGTTTGGTGAGTAGTGTTTCTTTCATGTTTAGTTAGGGACCTTGTTACCCTCTAAATAAAAATTGCAATGTTTGCTGTGGTCGTAATCTTGCACTTCATTTCTGATAAAGCGAATAAACTCTTTACTAATTGTTTCTTCTGGAATGGTCACTACCTTTACAGGTAGCTCCCCTGCTTCGCCAACTAACTTTTCTCCGTTTTCCACTTTAGCAATTAAATCTGATACTTCTTGTCCATAATAAGTATTCTCAAAATCTGTTGCTTCGTAATCGTTGTGGTGTTCTATTAGTAGTATTTTCATAACTCATTTTATAGTGAAACTTCCTTGTCTAGGGTGCTGATAATATCTTTGATAGCCTCTTTATATCCGTAAGTATTTTCATCATTCCAGTTGTCGTCTGCAACTTTTGCAAAGTGTCCCTGTCTTATTCTTTCAATACATCTTTCTCTCCCCACTTCAACTCCCTTGTTGTAGGCGGTGGTGAGGGCTTCTCGAAGAAACCACTTTAATAGTTCGCGCTCCATTCCGGGCATACTACCTTTTGGTGGCTTCATTTTCAGCTCGTCAAACTGTACCCCAAAGTTTTCTACAACTGTATCTATTTCATTTTGGTTATTTTTTAACATGTACAGAGATGTGTTCCGCTAATAAGTTGGTTCTCCCAGAATAGTTGCTTTGCTATTTCACTGTTGCCATGAACCGGACAGTCGTTGTCTTTTTCTTCCTCTACAGTATCTTTAGGCATCTCGTTGTGTTGGTTGTTTTGGGTCATAGGGTTGTTTTAATAACTCATAAGCTCCTTGGTATAGGCCACAGATTTGGCAAGAGACTTGGCCTCGGTTCTTTTTGGTGAACTGGTGTTCGTGCATTGTGAGCAGTTCGGTGAAATCCTTTGGTTCGTACTCTTTTTCAATTATTACCTCTACTTCTCGTTCTATAACGGTTGGTAGTTTTGGTTTGGGCGGTACGGTTTTTGGGTAAGACATACTGTGTACGTTTATTCCCGAAAAGGCATCACTACTACTAGGGCAGTAAAAACTTCTTCCGTCATCTCTCCTTCTTTCAAGGAACGAAGAGGGGAGCATGAATTGAAATCCACATTTCGCACACGAAGTTAATTCAAATTCAATGTTTATATTTTCTTTCATATTTTAATCACTTATCTCACTAGTACGGTGGGTGGGGAGGGTTATTGGGATAAGATACTCCATCCTTGCAAAGGAATGTTCACTCATATACCTGTCGGCTATTTCTTTAGAGTGTTCTTCATTATCCGCTTGTATAGTAACTACTTTCCATAGACGCGTAATCTCAGGCATCCTACCACTTAAATGCCAAAAAGGTGTGTAATCGGGAGCGTAGTTAAAACGTAAATGCCAAATCATACAAGTCTTCTTTTACAAACCTAGGGTGTTTTCTCATAGTTTAATTTTTGAAGTAGTACTGTCCTCAATTCTTCACCGCCCCGTTCTCTCAGGCGAGCGTTTGGACCTTGATATACTGGAGTGGTTACTTCGATTTGATGTGCCATTTGCTGTTCAATACGACTAACTAAAGAGGCAAGTATAATCTCGACGGTTGCAAGTTCTTCATTTGGTAGGTCAAGTGCATTATGAAGTCCTGCAACAGCCTCGGTTATATGTTGGTATTTATTATAGTCATACGAAGTTCCTCGTGATTCCATACTATTTCATCTTAATAAAGCCATTTTTAATCAACCAATGCAACATTAATCCACGAGCTTCTACCTCAAAATGCCAGCTTGTAGTATGCAACCACTCATTATTACTTGATTTGTATGTAATACTCCATTGTTTTTCTGATGGATGAGTAATTTCTAACTCGTACACTTTGAATCCGACTGAGCACATTCTTGGAAGACGATAACCAATTTCGTCAGTAGTGAAAGCATTTGCTGTTTCAGTAAAATCATAAATGTGCTCCGATAACAACTTTGAACCATTAGATAAAATGGATTCATTTCCATCTTTTGATGTATACCATTTCCATATTGCATCTTGTTTCACCCCCAATTCTTTCAACTTTTTTGATAAATCATGGCTTGTAACCTGTTCTTCAAGTTTCATATATATCTAATTTACATTATCCCCCTCTGGGCTTCCTTGGCTTGTCCGTTATAGGAATCGGGAGTGCTACCTCTTTCTTTTTGGAAGCTACGGGGGTCGGTTTTACTAAACGTCCTCTACATCCGCCAGCACCACACACAATGTCATGCTCTGGCCTTATTCCGTAACTCATACCCCATCCCCCTCTACGGGTGCTTCTAGGTCTTTGAGGAGGTCGTCTAAGGCGTTGTCGTAGCCTTCCATATAGCCCATACGTCCTAAGTAATTTTGTGGTCGAAGCTTTTTTACCCTCTCCCTTACAGACTGGATGGTTTGGGTGTGGGTGTGTTCGATGAGTTTCATTATTTCATCGACTGCGCTTGTAACTGACTGCTCCTCCCTCCATGCTTTTACGACAAGCAATCGCACTTCTTCCTTTAGTTCATCCCTTGCCTCAGTCTTCAAGCGTTCAAGTGTGTTCATACATTAAAGATTAAGTAGTAAGTGGCTCGTGGGGAGGTGGGGTCGTTCGCACCCGAGTTTAAGCTAGCTCCCGCTCCCCCAAGAACCACCTACTGTTTTGATTAGAAGATTACGTTAGTAATTGTGAGGGCTAGTCCTGCTCCGATAGCTAGGATGATGGAGACTATGATTGCATCGAAGATTGTGTCTTTCATAAGCCGTTAAAAAGGAATATCCTCTGGTCGGATTTCTTCTTCTGGGTAATCTGGTGCTTTAGTTTCGTTTCGCGGTGAAACTTTTTCTTTGAACTTCTCAATCATTTCTTCTGGTGTTGGCTTCTTCTTTAGTTCTTCAAGAATTGCTTCTGGGATAGCAGTTTGCTTTGGTGATGGTTGTACTGTGTACTCTACTTCCTTACTACCGGCATTCTTAGCGTTAACTGTAATAGGGTGTAGGAAAGGAAACTCGAAGCTCCAATCTGGGTCTTCTGATAGAGCTGCAATTGCTTTGACTACTGTGTAAGGTAGTTTGGCTAGTTTGATTACATTGTCTTGTAGTACCCACCCTACGCCTTTGATACTTACGTTGGTATCTCCTTCTACTGCTGGTCGGTACTTCTTAGTTGAAGGGTCAAATACCTGTGCTAGTGGAGGTAGGTGTGTGAGTAGTACAAATCGGTTAGCTCCCTCTACAATGTTGAAGTAATCCTTACCTTGTTCTTCTTGTTTCTTTGCTTCAAGATCCTTTACCCAATCCATTTTATTTTCTGACATAATTTATTCTTTAGTTAAACTTCTAATACCTAATTTTAATTCGTTTATGAACCACCGTTGCGCTCCATTCATTTGCTCAATTAGCTCTGGGTTACACTCTCCGTTTGTGAGCATGTCTTTCCTTACTTTAGTCCACTCTCGTGGTAGTAAGCCAGTGCCTCCTTTGTGTAATGAAAGTAGTCGGTTGTGATCCATAAACGCTTCTTCAACTGAATCGTATTCGAGATTTAACTCGATGTACGCGTAATTTTCAGTTGGTATGCGTTGTATTACTTGCATTGGCCTTAACTTTTTACAGGCTGATAATGTAGTCTTGGATGTAATCCGCTGACTACCCACATTATAGCTCTATACGCAAATGCGTGCAACGTGCTATACTGGGGATATGAAAGAAACAACAAATGTAAGGGTGTTAAAGACCTCGTGGAAACGTTTTAAATTAAAGGCCGTAAGAGAAGGAAAGACATTATTGGCCTATATGGAGGAGTTAAGTAAAAAGGTATGAACTGGAATAAAAACGTTGTTGATACAACTCAAAAAATATGTGATGGTTTTGTCTTTAAAGAGTTTACTAAAACTTTTAATCAATCCGAGGCTACAGCTTTTCATGTCATGAAAGGTAATTTTGCAAAAGATGAAAACGGGAACCCAATTACTCGAACCGAAGAAGAAATGGATAACTGTGAAGATGTATGATGTACGCTAATGAAATAGGAACTACTGATGTAATTTCTACTGGTCTTTTTATTGACAAATTAACGGGTATCAATGGAATTCCTAGAGGGGTTATTACAGAAATCTTTGGAGATGAATCGATTGGTAAATCTTCCCTCTGTTTGCAGTTAATAGCTAAAGCACAAGAGCAGGGTTTGAATTGTCTGTTTGCGGATATTGAATGGTCTTACAGTACTTTGTACGCTGAGACTTTGGGGGTAGACAATAAAAAGCTGGGCTTGATCCGTGAACGGTTTGCAGAAGACTCACTAGACGCCATAGAAGCCGCCGTAGAGAGTGGTAAATGGGACTTGGTGGTATTGGACTCAATTGGAGGTATTTTACCTCGTGCTGAGGCGGAGAAGGACGCTGGTGGCAAAACCATCGGAGGCCAAGCAGGACTCATTGCTAAGTTCTGTCGAAAAATTGTACCGTTGCTAAAAATCCACAATGTTGCCTTAGTAGTAATCAATCACTCGTTTGTGGATATTATGTCCGGCAAGATAATGACTTCTGGGGGTAAAAAACTTGCCTACCATAAAGCCATTAGTATCAGACTCAAGCAAAAGTTTGGTGTGACTATTAAACAAGGTGATCGAAAGGTTGGGAAAGTGGTGGTCGGTGAGGTGAAGAAAAACAAAGAGGCGGCCACTGAAGGTCTTGAACTTGATGGTCAGCTTATCTTTGGTGTCGGGTTTTCTGCTTCGGCAGATGTACTCAATGACGCGATTGATAAAAAGATTATTACTAAGAAAGGAAACACCTTTTATTTTGGAGAAGAAAAACTTGGGATTGGACTTAATAAAGTTCGTACCCTTTTACAAGAAGATGAAGAACTTCTGACTAGAATTAAAAATGCAATGTCCTAATTGTGACCATAAAATGTGGAATTTGAAGTATAATGGAAAAGGGGTCTGGGAGTATGATGGCCCTAGTGAATGGGTATGTGTTTGTGGACAAAGGCTGGGTTACTTCTGCAACCAGCCTCTGGGGGTAGATGAGGTGGAGAAGGTTAATTGTGAAGGTTGTAAATATCACCCACGGCATGTCGAACTATGAACCCCAAAAGGAACCGAGAGATTGGAAGTATTGCTCGGTGTGTGATAGCCGGTATACTTTCATTGATTGCAGGGTTACCTCTAAGGGGGTGAATCGGTGCCTTAAATGCCATATTGAGCATAAGAAGAAGTTGTCCACAGTATCCCCAGTTTAGTTTCACCGTAAAACTTGGTATTATATTCGCACTGGAGATTGCGGCCAGTACAAATTTATGTTAAAAAGTGTGTGCACATTATTAATACGTCTATTTCTGAACCGAGTCGGGTTTGCACACTACCCACTGCAATCTCGGTTCGGAAATAGGCGTTTTATTATTACTTATGAAGTATAAAAAGGGTGAGTTCATCACGATTCCAAATGTAAATCAACTGAACTCTATCTCTGCTACAGCACAGGCTCTATTTCTGTGGCTTTGTAATTACGCAGACGAAGAAGGGGTTTGCTTTCCAAGTAGGACAACCTTATCAAATAACTTGAATTGTTCCGTAAGGACAGTAGACAGCCATCTGACGGAGTTGGTCAAAGCTGGTTTCCTCCAAAAAGAAGAACGGTACTTTGACAACAAACAGACCAGTAACAAATACCAGATTCTTTTGATGGAGGGGTGCAAAAAACAGCACTCCCCCCGTGCAGAATTTGCACCCACCCCCGTGCAAAAAACAGCACACAGAACTAAACCCATATTAACTAAACCCACTTACTTGTCCGCTAAAGCGGAAAGTGAGTACGTTATCACTTCTGACCTTGAGGAGAAACCTAAAAGGATTCGTAAGGTCACTCCTGACATGGAGGCTGTATTCAACCTGTTCAACAACCCCGCTAAGGCAGCGTGGAAACTCCGCGAAGTAGAGCGAATTGCAGCCCAAGCGCTTTTCGATACTCACGGCCTAGAAACGCTTAGCAAGCGCTTAGCGAGAATAGCCGTAGAAAAGAAAAAAGGTGACCCTTACTTCCCCGAGGTAAATACTCCCTCCCAATTACTAGACAAAATGCCTAACATCGAGCGTTACTTAAGTGTATGAGTGAAATAGACAAAGCCCTACAGGAGCTAGATGCTCTAAAGGAAGTGCGGATCGTAACCCTAGCTGAAGGCGCTGCACTGATGGCACAAGACACCTCAGCCAAAATAGAATCAGGGTTCCGCTTGGTAGACGAGTGTATGGATGGAGGATTCAGAGAGGGAGACTTCACCATCGTCTCCGGGATTCCCGGCGAAGGTAAGACCACTTTCTGCCGGATGCTCACCTTGAACATGGCCGAAGCCAACATTCCCACTTTATGGTTCTCCCACGAAATGACCATTAGTGAACTCTGGGAGAGTTTCAAGAAGATGGGAGCCAAACCAGAACTTATCTCATACGCCCCAGTGGAACTAAACGATGACATTGACTGGATGTTCGCCCGGATAGACCAAGCCATCGAACAGTTTGGAGTAAAGGCAGTGTTTATCGATACGCTTGGAGATATTGTAAAAAGCGTAAAACGACAGCAGGACTTAGGGAACTACGCTACCTACCTCGCCCAAATCTGTAAAGACCTGCGGCACTACGCTATCCAAAAGAACATTATGATCTTCGCCGTAGCCCACGCAGTAAAAAACACCCGAAGCAAAACTAACGAAACTGACAACGCTGACATTGCTAACTCTAACGGCATCGCCGCCGCTGCCACCAACATCTTCCATGTCTGGAGAGAGGAGGAGGGTACAACAATGGTCAAGGTAGGTAAGTCACGCCGTGACGGAACAAAGAAGGGCTGGCGAATCAAATTCAACTTCAAGGATAGCCGATTAGTACCAGTAAGTTCCGGGAGTCCCGCCGACAAGGACACAGAATGGTAACCGACCAAGCGAGGTGGGTTCTCGGGAGAACTAAAATTGACCCTCTAAAGGTAGCCAAAGCATGGCAAATCACGGAAGAAGAGTGCTGGGAGTATTTGAACGACCTGACCGCAGCTCTGAATGCCGCTGAGAAGGCCTACAATGCCCCAGAAACGCAAAAAGAGCTTCGAGAGTGGATAAGTACCATTCCAGATAAAAATGAGGTCAGACGGGCAGTTTTAACCGAACAACTAAACAAAGCCAAGAAGTATCCCAACCGCTACGATGTCCCTCGACTACTAAGGGAAGTAAAACTACTGACGGGCAAGCTAGAAGACCTGTCACCAGAAAGCATTGCTATCGCCAAAGACTACCCTATCGCCCAGCTCCTAAATGTAACCAGAAAGGGGAATATTTCCTGCCCTTTCCACAAAGACAAAACACCGTCATTCCAAATTACTAAGAGAAACACCTTCACCTGTTACTCTTGCGGAGAATACGGAGATGTCATCGACCTCTACCAGAAACTCCACCACTCTTCCTTCCTTGAGGCCGTAAAAGCCCTCGGTGGATAACTACCCTTTTACAAGTAAAACAAGTTATAATGTCATTGTATGAAAGCAAAGGTTTGGCAATATCCAGCACCAGATAAACGAACAGTTTATTTTAGGGGGTATGTAGCTGAGTATAACGAAAACGTCATTACAAACCATCCTTGTCCTGAAGTTCGTCAAAACAAATGGCAAGCGAAAGAGGACGCAGCAAAGTTATTAAAGAAATTAAAGAAAGCAGCATGAAATACATTATTACAGTAACACTGGACGAAATAAAAGAAGAAGACAATCAGAAAAACATCCTAGACCTAGCTATTGAGGCTTTACAAAAAAGAGCAGGAAAGGGATTTACTATCAGTACTAAAATTATTTAATAGCATGTCAGAAATCAAACCAAATGAGTTCGTTAGAGAAACCGTAGAATTAGTTAAAAGTATTGAAACACGTTTTTTGGAACTAGGAGCACGTTTATATAAAATCCGAGAAGAACGATTGTGGGTAGGAAGCTACTACTCTTTTAATGAGTTTCTCTGTGACTTGAAACTTACACCCGGCAACGCTTCAATCCTAGCCTCAGTCCATAAAAACTATGTCCTTGACGGAGGATTGGAAGTACAAGCATTAGCAGGTATTTCATACTCAAATCTCTATGAAGCCATTCCCTTAATTGAAAAGGAAGGAGTAACAAGTGCTGCAGTAAAAGCAGAAACCCTAACCCGAGCAGAAATCAAAGAAGAAGTCCAAGAGAAAAAGCTCGGAGTAGAACACACTCATGAAATCGGAGAGGAACGCTGGGGAGTTTGTCCTTGTGGTAAGTTCATTAAAATCCATGAAAACAATTAAATGCCATGCTTGCTCGCAAGACCTCACTAAAAAGATCCAAGTCTACACTAAAGAGAAAACCATTCTCTGTGAAAACTGCAACTGGCGGAAAGGTAAAGAAGATAAAGAAAACAAGCGTTAAAAAAGCTGACACCGCTTTTTCTAAGTGGATACGAGAACGTGATGGTAAGTGTGTCCGTTGTGGTAAAACAGAACACCTACAATGCTCCCATTTCTGGCCCAGAATGGCGTCTCACACAAGATTTGACCCAGAGAACTGCGATACTCTTTGTTACGGGTGTCACTACGGTGACCGTTATCATGGCTGGGAATATTCAAAACAAGGAGAGTATCGTGAATTTAAAATAAAACAGCTAGGGGAAGAAGCGTATAAAAAGCTAGAGGAACGGTACAACACTTTCATGCCTCAGCGTGAGGCTATCGATGTAGTTATGAACATGCTATCTATTGAAAATGATAAAAATGTGGTTTAATTAAAAACAATGGAAGTTTCAGAATATCTCAAGACCATCATCACTCCAATGCTTAAGCATAGTGATTCAATAACTATTACTGAAACACAAGACGCAATGGGAGTATTGCTTTCTGTTAATGTTCACAAAGAAGATATGGGGCTAGTACTTGGTCGTAAGGGTGAAACCGCTACTGCATTTCGTCATCTCGTGCGAGTGTACGGACGTGCCAAAGACGCACGTGTAAGTGTAAAGATAAATGAGCCTGTAAATACAGGTTAAGAGTTTAATAAAAATAAATGATTTACTTATGTCAGAAGAACAGAAAACACCAGAAGAACGGGGACAGGCATTCTTTGCCGAGTACAAGGAGTTAGTGGCAAAACATCAGGTAGATACTGTGTTCTTTCCTGTGTACGAACAACAAAAGGACGGTACATTTGTAACGAGGCTCAAGCCCCAGTTGGCTGATTTGTCGAACCAGCCAGTCCCCTCAAACTTCGTAGAAGAAGAAAAATAGCCCATGAACCTTATTGAACGAGTTTTTGAATCGGTCACTAAAAAAATAGAAAAGGAGGAGGCTCCGAAGTTTTACAGTGAAACTGACAAGCCTAAAGGACAAGCCACTATTGTCCAAGACGAACCATTACAAGACTTATTTGAAGAACATGATTAAACCCGTAAATGGTCACCTCTTGATTGAACCACTACCACAAGAGTCTTTTATCTCCTCAGACCGAGAAACATACCAAGAGATTGGTGTAGTCATCGACTATGATGCTGACTTCGATGATGACACTACTGTGTGGACAGGAGCAACTCTAAGTCAGTTGCCAAAACTAATTAGTAAAGGAGACAAAGTCTACTTCGACTCTTGGCTTGCTGCCAAGTTTCCAAAAGATAAAGATTCTTACTACTGGTTAGTAAAATGGGAAGATGTAAGAGGTGTAGATTATGCGGAGGTATCAGAATAGTGTCTGTAAGGCGAATTTCTTACACGACTTCCGACAAATAGACCAAACCAGTCAAGGCTACTTAGAACGATGTACGAGATGTGGTAAACAAATGCACTTCCCTTACGAGATTCCGAACGTTGTGTATCTTAGCTACCATATCCGGTCAGCTCTATCAGCCAATGACGTCCTTTATAAACGAGAATATCCAAATTCAAAATGAAAGATACTTTACACTTTTCAGCACAAGACAAACTAAAAGCGGGGATTGATAAAGTCGCACGCGCCGTAGGTCAAACTATGGGAACCGGAGGGAGCAACGTCATTATTGAAGCACTGGAGCTACCCGGCTATTTGGCGACCAACGATGGTTACTCTGTGGCGAATGCCGTACACCTTGCCGACCCCATCGAGAACCTCGGAAAACAAATGCTCCTAGAGAGTATTAATCGAGCCAACAAGTCATCAGGTGACGGTTCTTCTACTACCTGTGTACTAACAGCAGCGATTATTGAGGAGGGTATGAAACATACTGCAGAAGCTCACCCAATGGACATCAAGCGTAGCTTAGAGGCCTGTCTACCACTTATCGAGGAGAGCCTAAATACCCAGACCCAGCACCTAGTAGCAGAAGATGGAACGTTTGACATCGAACGCCTAAAGCAAGTGGCTACTATCTCAGCCGAGGACGAGACTATCGGTAACACTATTGCGGACATTTACGGACAAATCGGACAAAAAGGTATCATTTACTGGGATGTGTCTAAGACAACCGAGGACTCGTACACTATCGGCTCAGGTATTACCGTAGAGGGAGCCACCTATGCTTCGCCATACATGTGTGACGCTACTGAAGCCGGACAGAATACTAACGCTATCCGTATCAAGAACCCACATATCCTCCTTACTAAACAAAAGATTGCCAGCTCGTCTGACTTTAATGCAGTTGCCCAGAAGCTATTTGAAAAGGATGTAAAAGACATTGTGGTCTTTGCGGATGACTTTGAGCCACTAATCATTAATGACTTGATCCTCACCAGAGCTAAAAAGGGCTTTAGAATTGTCCTTGTAAAAATGCCTGTCCTTTGGAAGGATGTGTGGTTTGAAGACTTAGCCAAAGCTACCGGAGCAAAGATTGTAGATGCTACTGCTGGCTTTCCTCTAAAGGACTTAACTCTTGAGGACTTAGGAACAGTAAAGAACATCATCATCGACAAACAAGACACCTTCCTAGACGGCATACAAGACGTCACAGAGCACGTTAAAGTCCTAGAGGAGGAAGACACAGACGAATCAAACCTACGAGCAGCAAGACTGAACACTAAGACCGCAAGGTACTTCGTAGGAGCACAGTCAGAGTCAGCCCTCTCGTATCGCCGACTAAAGGTAGAGGACGCTATTTCAGCCGCTTTTCAGGCTTTGAATGGAGGGATTGTAGCTGGTGGAGGTATTGCGTTACTTAATGCGTCTGTAGATGTATCAAGTGGTGAGATTGGCAACCAAATCCTTATTAAAGCGTTGCGTGCTCCTCTGACGCAGATTGTACACAACTCAGGTAAAGAGTTGCCATCCAATTTCCACGTAGATGGAGTTCTTATTGGAGGAGAAATGGGCTTTAATTCAAAAACAGGAAAGGCTATCAACATGTTCGAAGCGGGGATAGTCGATCCAAAAAATGTCGTTCTTAATGCAGTTAAAAATGCAATTAGTGTGGCAGCCACAGTCCTAACGGCTCCAACTATCGTATTACTCCCCCGAATGGAACAGCCACAACCAGAACACCCAAGTCTTATCCAAAACTAAAATGAAAGCCACACCATCACAACCTGAATGTCATGGTAAGAAAAGGTACACAAAGAATGAAGTTTATCGAGCTAGAAAGTACGTAGGCAAAGCCCGGGACAAAGACATGAGAATATACGAATGTCCCGATTGCTTTGGTTACCACATCACTAAAAAAGGAACCTATGAATAAAAGATTTAGATATTTACGTTCAAGAGTTGGTTGGTGGTTTTCTGTCCAGCACACACGTAATTCACATTATCCATACAACAGGCGTTACAAATTATATGGTCGCCTAGTAAGATTTTGGGTGAAAAGAGGTTGGCTTAATTGGAAATAAATCTATGAATAACTTTAAACTAATAGGAAAGTGTCACGGATGCAGAAAACAGAAGTGGTTTGTTCGTACAAGAAAGATAAGGCTACCAATTGGTGCATTAGCAGTCAGTAAAGACCTAATGTGCAACAAGTGTTATAAAGCAATAATAAAAGAAATATGTTAGAACATGATCCAGAGAAAAACCACAAAGCTATCTCAATCATTGAGCAAGAAGACGGTAATTGGAAAGGGTGGATGTGGAAGCATGGTAAGGTGGTAGAAGTCCGTCAGGTAGATCCTTTGACGGTACTAAGCCTTCTTTTAACCCACGAATAGGGCCGTTTTACGGTGAAACTAAAGCTGGGGATAACTCGGCTTTTGTTGATTTGACATCGAAAGCGCTTTGGTATACTATATAGGAAGTAAGGAGCTAACCACCTTACACCCATAAGTATGAGTTACTCACACCAAGAAGCACAACTAGAGCGAGACGAAGCAATCTTCAACGCCCTAGACACAAGAGACAGCGAAGCACTTTACCAACTAGCAGGAATCCTCAAGGAAGAAGGAGACGATGAACAGGCCGCTCACCTCCTAAAGGTAGCTCGCCGAATCGACGACGAAGACCAAGCATTTGATCAGGAACGCGATAACCAAAACTAAATATGAAAATTGTACACAAAGAAACTGGCGAAGACTTCACAAGCCTTATCTATCGCCAAATGAAAGGTGAACTAACCAGAGAAGAAGTAATCAAACTAGCGGGACTTGACCCAATAGAAGAAGAAAAGCACTACCAAGAACGTCTACAAGCCAATAAGAATCCCCTTTATGTTTAACTATGAACTTCTCCCAAAACTCACTCATTTAACCCTTACCGGTGTAGATGACGAAGGCAGCCTAGAGTTTATCGGAACTAACGATCAATGGTTACAAGCTAACAAGATGGAAGAAGAAATGTATGGCTAAAAAGTACCCATTACTGGACACAGAAAATTACTACAAAGAATTAGATGCATTTATGAAAGAAAAGAACCCAGCAGCAGTAGCTTTAGGCCGCCTTGGAGGCTTGAAAGGAGGCAAATCAACCAGCGAAGCCAAGAAAGCAGCAGCTAGACGTAACGGCCTTAAAAATAAAAAGAAAACATTATGAAAATAATTATAGCAATCCTAGCCTTATGGCTAGTAACCGGAGCGGTCTACTCGACAATGATAGTAAACGAATTACAGTCAGAACTAAGAGTAGAAAAAGAAATAACCAAAATCTGCACCGGAGAGTTACTTTGGAGAGAAATGCAAATCAACGACTTAAAAGTTTCACAGTAAAACTCACACCTATACATGGGGAGTGGCGGAATAGGTAGACGCAGAGTTGCTCACTAGCAGTGAGACAAAGGTATAGACCGAGCTACAAAAGTGGTTAATCAGACCAGATACTAGTCACTCTGGCGGCAGAAAGTGACCATGTAAGGTGCAAATCCTTACCTCCCCATAACCACATCTATACACTAGATACATCACATGGTCTGGTGTATTATTGTGTATATGCACATTCAGCCATACGCAGACAATGCGAAGAAGCACCCAAAGTCGCAAATAGAACAAATAGCCAAGTCAATCGAACGCTTTGGAATGAACCAACCTATTGTTATAGATAACAAAGGCATTATTATTGTCGGTCATGGCCGTTATCAAGCCCTCCAACACTTAGGCTGGGAAATAAAAGACGAATATATAAAACAACTAGACAATCTAACCCCTCAAGAGGTAAACGCCTACCGCCTAGCGGATAACAAACTAAACGAATCAGACTGGGAGATGGACTTGGTAATAGAAGAACTTCGAAGCCTAGACGACCCTGAACTACAACTCCTCACCGGCTTTGACATGGACTTACTCCTGGAACCAGAAGAAGCTGATGACGCTGTACCTGACACCCCAGAGGAACCAAAATCAAAGCTAGGAGACCTATACCAACTCGGACCACACCGAGTCCTTTGTGGTGATAGTACCAAGCTAGAGGATGTAGAACGGCTTATGGATGGGAAGAAGGCTGACATGGTATTCACCGACCCTCCTTATGGTATGTCTGTGGTCAAAAACAATAAGGTTGGGGCAGATTTTGGAGTTGCTAAAAAGGGTAGTTATTCAGAAGTTATTGGTGATGACACTTTGGAAGTAGCAGAAGATTTTTACAATTTATGTGTATCTTTAGATTACAAAAGATATATAATATGGGGTGGTAACTACTTTATGAAGTTTCTACCTCTGTCTACTGGTTGGATTATTTGGGATAAAAGGGGCGATACAGGCATTCGAAACACTTTCGCTGATGGTGAAATGGCTTGGACTAATTTTCAAAAACAAGTTCGTATCTATAAACAACTGTGGAATGGCATGATTAGGGAAGGAGAGAAAGACAAACGACTTCACCCTACCCAAAAGCCAATCAAGATACTCAGTGACATTTTACTGGAATATACAACTAACACAGAAGTTATTTTGGATGCCTTTCTCGGTTCAGGCTCTACCTTAATAGCTTGTGAAAAAACAGGTCGTACCTGTTACGGATTAGAGTTAGACCCAAAGTACGTAGATGTAATAGTACAAAGATACGTTGACTACGTAGACAACCCTATGGTAGTTTTAGATGGTAAAGATGTAACATCACTATGGACAAAAACAATGTCGAAAACAAAGTAAGACCACAGAATAAGCACCTCAAGCCTTTACAGAAAGGAGAGACAGCTAATCCTAATGGCAGACCGCTAGGTCAACGTAACTACGCTACTATTTACCGTGATGCTTTAATAAAGATAGCCGCGTCACAAAACAAGACTCCAGAAGAAATAGAAACTCTAATGTTAGAAGCAGGTATTAAACATTCTATTAAAGGTAACCAGAAGTTCCATGCCTATATGATGGACAAGATACACGGCAAGACCCCAGAGAAGCACGAAGTGTCCCTTACTGTAGAACCTAATCAACGTCTAAAAGACTTAACCAAGAAACTCAATGGATGAAACCTACACCATTGATGGAGAAGAATACACAGCCGCTGAGTTAGTGGAAGCAGCTAACTTAATGCCATATACATGGACTCTGCAAAACGAGATAAAGAACGAAGTAGGCCTACCATTAGACTTTGATAAGAGACCATGGCTAGTATCTATCTACAACGACCTAAGCCCCCGCCAAGCCTTCTTAAAGCCACCTCAAATTGGTGCTACCGTAATGAATACCCTTAAATCCCTATGGGTAGCTAAAAACCTCCGTAGACAGATAATCTATACTCTACCTACTCAAGGAGACGTACAAGACATGGTAGGTGGTTCGTTCAACCGTATCATTGCTCAAAACCCTATACTAATGGACTGGGTCCGTGACCATGACACGGTAGAGCAAAAGAGTGTAGGCGAATCAATGATATTCTACCGAGGTACGTTTACCTCCAAGCAAGCCATGATGATTCCCTCCGGGCTTAATATCCACGATGAGGTAGACGCATCTGATCCTAACGTTATTGTGCAGTATGAGAACCGCCTCCAAGCCCAAGAAGATGGTGGCTGGCGGTGGTACTTTAGTCACCCCAGCCTATCAGGCCATGGGGTAGACGTATACTGGCAGCAGTCAGATAAGAAAGAGTGGCATATCACCTGTTCTAAGTGTGATACAGAACAAGTAATGCAATGGCCCCAAAACGTAGATATTGAAGGCCAACGGTTTATCTGTAGCCACTGTAAACAAACATTGAGTGAAGAGGATAGAGCCTTTAAAGGCAGGTGGAAGAACCAAGACGGGGTAGTCTGGACAGGTGAAATAGACGGAGACTATGAGTTTTCAGGCTGGCACGTCTCCCAGCTAATGCTCTACAACAAGACAGCTATCCAGATAATCAATGCCTACCAAGACCCCCTAAAGGACAAACAGTACTTTTATAACTACGTACTAGGACTTCCTTACGTAGACTCAGATGACCGAATTGACCCAGCAGTGGTGCTCCGTAACTGTGTAGATATAGTAAATGACCAGACAGACAGAATAGTTATCGGAGCCGACACCGGGCATGGTATCCATTTCGTGTGTATGAATAAACAAGGAGTATTCTACTACGAGCATGACCATGAAATAACTGCTTCTCGCACCCCCTATGACCGTGTTAAAGAACTACTAAAGCGTTGGCCTAAGTCAGTAGCGGTCTTTGACCAAGGGGGTGACCTTATTGGTGTACGACAGCTCCAGACAGAGTACCCGGGTAGAGTATTCCTATGCTTCTACAACAAGGACAGAAAGAGTATTGAACCTATAGAGTGGGGCAGTAACGATGAGTACTGGAAGGTACGAGTAGATCGTAACCGTATGATGACCCTGTGTGTGGAACAATTACGAGACACCGGCCGGATTATCCTTAATGGTACGAAAGACGAGTGGTCAGAGTTTGCAGCTATGTTTGGCAATATGTACCGTGAGAAGATAGTAGCCAAAGAACAAAAGGGAAAAGATGACCGGACACTCTATGGCTCTGAGTATGTGTGGAAGCGCAACGGCCCTGACCACTTCGCCCACGCTTTCTTATACGCAATGGTAGGTATGCAACGGTTTGGTGGCGGTGAAGCTAAAGTACTAGGTGACAATGTCTACACTGGTATGCAGTCGGGGAGAATTGTAGAAGCACAAGTTATCAACAGTTTTGCTCCCGGTTCTTTTACAAAAGATAATCAAGTGTTATTATAAAAACAATTTCCGGCATTCAGCTTAATAAATATATTTAGCATACATGGCTGATGAGACTAACCCATTCTCCTTAAATGTGAGAGGGGTGACAGACTTGGTGGAAAACCAAACTAATAAAACCCCTGCTGGGAGTGGTGATTCTGTTGAAGGTGCGACAGGAGAAAAGTATGACGCTTTAGATATATCAATGTCTGATGACGAATTGTTGAGACTCCGTAAAGATATTGAAGATAGATATGCAACCTATGAAGTAAAGTTCCAACAATGGTCGAAGCGAAACCTTGAGAGTTACTTGGGCAAGAAGAAGGACGGCCAGTGGTTGGTAGAGGGTGGCCCAATTGCAGCGAACCTTCAGTTTGAGGCTGAAGAAACATTCTTATCAGCAGCCCTAGCCAAGAACCCAGAGCCGGTAGTGTGGAGTGATAACACAGAAGAGGGTAATGCTCTAGCTACTTCTGTTAAAACAATGCTGGCCTTTCATAGTGACCAGCTTGTTTTAAAAAGGAAACTAGCAATGGTGGTGCGCCAGTGGTCTATCTACCACTTGGGTGTACTTAAATACGGCTGGAATACCATCCCCACCCCAGACGGTAGAGACTTAGGTGACGTAGATATTGCTAACCGCCGTATACAAAACTTTGTCTTTGACCCTGAAGGGTACGTAGATGCTTACGGAGACTTTATTGGAACGCTTGGTGAACGAGTGGAAGTAACTGCCGACAAGTTGATTGAGATGTTCCCGAAGCATAAGGAATATATTATTCTCCAAACAGACGGAAAGCTCGGAACAAAGGTGACATATACGGAGTGGTGGTCGGCTGATGGTACGTTCACCTTCTGTACCTTTAAAGACAAAGTTCTAGATAAACACAAGAACCAGTACTTCAAGTATGAGGAGCCTGAGGTTAATGTCTTAACAGGAGAGCCAGTGATTGGTGATGACGGCCAACCAGTAATGAAGCAAAACCTAAACCACTTTGCGGCCCCCAAGAAAACATACACATTCTACTCGGTATTCTCCCTTCAAGAACAGCCCCATGACATTACTGGCTTGATTGAGCAGAACATTGCTAACCAGAACAAGATAGCTAACCGATCCGAACAGATTGATTACAACGTCTCAGCGTCAAATAACGGTTACGCCTACTCAGAGGACAATTTCAATCAAGAAACAGCTAAGCAAGCTAGTGCTGCGAGACGTAAAGGTAACCCTATCCTTGTACCATCAGGTGGTCCAATTGACCGCGCTATTCTACCCCTACCGGCCCAAGACCTTCCAGCCGCCATCTTTAATGAGGTAGAAATAACTAAGAACGACCTCCGTCAATCGTGGGGTATTCAGGGTATCACCGCCCAGCAACCAGACGAAGACCAAACCGCTAGAGGCATGATTATCAACCAATCAAGCGACACCTCACGTATTGGTGGTGGGATTGGTGACTCTCTAG